GTTTCCTGTTTGTAGATGTTGAACGGTATGGCGGTCGCGCCGGCAACTGCGGTGCCGACCGCGGCGGTGGCCGTGCCCGCGCTCACAATGATTTTCGTGAAGGCGGCTGCGGAAACGCCGACCTGCACCAGGATGCTGGCGTGCTGGTATCGCGCCATCGAAAACGCCTGACACACCTTGCCGCCGGTGATGTCCACCGGTGACAAGATGTTCACAAAGTGTCCCTCTTCTGAGAGTACAAAACCTTTCATTTTCGGGCTCCTTCTTTAAGATTTTGAGGGGCGACACGAGGCCGCCCCTAACCTGCCGCTGTGCTGCTGGTTAAGACCGGGTCGCGAGATCGATGAACGGAGATAGTGTGGACCCGCCGCTCTTCGGGGTCAGGGGTTTTTTCCACCACGGCTCGCCGTCCACGCGGTAGACGAAGCGGAACACGCCCTCATCGGTGAGGAAGTTGACGTGGATCGAATAGTCCTGCCGCACACCGCCCTTGTCGATCATCACGTACTGGTCGAGGTCGGCCAGGATGAAGTCGCCGGGCGTTCCGAGGACCGCGCCGTGCTCATGGAAGATCACAGGCTTGCCCATCAACATGCCTCCGACGCCTTCGTTGGCGGAGTTGGGGGGCGTGTAGAGCAGGATTTGGCCCAAGGAAGGAGCGCCCAAGACGAGCTTGAAGAGTTGTGGCTTGACGGTCACATCCGCTAGCCATACGGCGCTCTTCATGCTGGGGACCCATAGGCGTGCGTCCATCGCCAACACGTCGTTGGTGGTGAGCACGGCGCCGGTGTCAGCGGCATCTTTCGCTTGCGTGATCAACGCACCGCTGTTCAGGATGCCCAAAGGCTGTCCCGCGCCAGTTCCGTTGATGATCGCATCCTCGACTTTGAAAACCATTTCTTCCGCGAACCCTTTCTGAATGACCGCCTCGAGCGCCGCCGCATCTTCGAGAAGTTCATCGGTCGCGTAGCACAACGCGATCAGCTTCTCGAGCTGCAATTCGATCCTGCGGAACTTCGGCTTGCTCCCGGTCAGGGTTGCTGCTTCATTCACCCAGTAAGCCAAAATTCCGCCCCACCGGCTGCCGTCCGCACGGCTGTCTTCGTCGATGGCGTTGATCTTCAGGCCGTTGGCGTTCCCGGAGATCGGGATCTTCCGGCAGCGCGAGGTGATCTGACCGGTTTGGTAGGCGCGCATCAGGAGTTCTGCGGAGAAGTCCTTCTGCACGAGGAATCCGCCGTCGGAGGGGACCGCCTCGCTAGCGCCTGCGGGACCGGCCAAGAGGCGCGGATCGATACTGTGTCCACCTGACCGCGAAGCGCGGATCACGGCTTGCAACTGCTCGCCGAGACTAGCGAAGCCCTTGTGCTGGGTAGGAGCGCCAGCGACAGCGGCCGCCATCTCGTTCTGGTCCTCGATCGCGGCGGTGTGCCGCTCAAGCTCGAGCAGCGCTTCCTCACGTTCAAGGGACTGCGAAGCAGCCTTGAGGGCTTTCAACTTGTCCTCGTAGGCTGCGCCCTCGGCCTCGTTCATGTCGCGGCTTTCACCCGCGGCTTTGTCCAGCATTGCGCGGAGCTCGTTTTTGAGGTCCGTCGCGCGCTGGCGGTACAGCTTAATATTCGACTTCATGGGTCTTTCTCCTTTTTGATCGTGGATGTGCGACGGCGGCGCTAACGATCGACGGATCGGTTCGTTCCGCGTTTACTTCGCATGGGCATCGGCCCATAAAATTGTTTTGGGTTAGATCAGGTCTAGCTCGCGGCGGCGCCTGTTCAGCGCGGCCAGTGGATCTGGCTTCACCGCAGCCTTCGTTCGTGGCAGATATGCGCAAAGGGCTACCTCGCGCTGCGAGCAGTTCATGTGATCGCCGGATTGGCAGGCATCGCATCTGCAAAAACAATACTGTTCGTCGAGCGGATCGCCGTCGTCGGCACGCAATTCAGGCTGCGTAGCGGCTGCCATGAGCGCCGTATTCCCGCCAGTCGCCCCCAGGCGTGCCAGCGTGTCGTCCATCGTGGCCACGCGGTCCGCCATGCCCGCTTTTACCGCTTGCGCGGCTAGAACCATGCGCCCCTGGCCGAATCCGCCCCGTACGTCGTCCTGCGAAGCGCGGCGCCCGCGTCCTACGCTCTTCACAAACATGCCGTAGTACGCATCCACCTTCGATTGCAGATCCTCGCGCGCATTGTCGGAAAGCGGCTCGAATGGGTTGCCGTCTACCTTGTATTTGCCCGCACTGATCAGAGAAACCTTTACGCCCGCCTGGTCTAGGGCCTTCGAGGTATCCTCATGCGCACAGAAGACTCCGATCGAGCCGACTTCGCCGCTGGGCGCGACCACCATCTCCCCTGCGGATGACGCGAGCCAATACGCGGCGCTCGCCGCCGTGCCATTCGCCACCGCGATGCTCTTTTTCTGCCCGCGCGACTTGTAAATTTCATCGGCCAACTCGGGGACCCCTTCGACACCTCCTCCCGGCGAATCCACGTCAAAAACGATGGCCTTGATGCTTGCATCGCCCAGCGCCTGCCGAAACTGGGAGGTCAGCTTTTCGATGGACGTTCCGCCCGACATTTGGCTCATTAGGTTCGCGCGCTGCGAAATAACTCCGCGGATCGGGATCACGGCGACTGCGCCAAAGCCTTGCTGTGATCGCGGGCCCGCCCTGAGTGCCGCTTCGTCGAGCCGCACTTGAATCTCTTCTTGAGACAGCTTGCCGCCGGCCGCACGCAGGGATACGAGTTGCGCGATTACGGTGAGCTTCTCCGGCAGGATCGCCCAAGGCTTGCGGAACACTTCCGCGAAAACGTGCTCGTACTTCATTTTGCGAGCTCCTTCGGGAGGCGCGGCAGTCTTGCTCCTAGCGCGAGCGTGGCCAACGCCTCAGGCGCGGTGTCCTCGATCCAATCGAGCGCGCAGCTTTTCTCTTCGGGGTCCTCGACGCTTACAAGGAGCTTCAGATTGCTCTCGGCGTAGCTCTTGGCGGCTTCCGGAGAAATGCACATGCTCTGTGCGACCATCGCCTGGTGCGATTCGTAGAACGCTTGGGCTTCGTTCGCGAATGCCGTGGGATCGAACTGCTTAGCCGAGCGCGTCAGCGTCTTGCGCAGCGCGGTGACTTCCTTGCGCACGACACGTCGCGCTGCTTCGGTGGCAAACGCGCGCAGAAGGTTCTTGCTCGGGAGCCGCGACTGTTCGCCGTCGTCGTCGGACTCTTCGGGGGGAGGATCTTGGTTGTCGTTTCCAGTGCCGGGCGTCGGCTTGTTCTGCGGATCCGGGGCGTCTGTGGCACCCATTGCGAGGTAGACTGTGCCTGCGGGCACCATGTTCATGGGCCGCAAGTACTCCTGGCCGCCCTTACCGTCTGGTAGCGGATTCATGCCCTCGGATTCACGGACGTCGTCGGGGCACATCCAGCCCCAGTTCCGGGCGATCGCATAGGCGTCGAAGCGGCTCTTCATGTCGCCGCGAATGAGGCCATCGAGCAGGAATTCCGCAAAATATTCCGCGCCATCGCTCATGGCTTCGCTGATCGGATCGATCAGATCGGCGTTGATGCGGCGCTCCCAGCGCACCGCGATAGGCTTCATGCAGTCAGAGACGTAGCCCAAACCCTGCCATTCGATGTTGTTGTTTGTTGCGCGCTGCAAGATGCCGATTTTGTGCGGTGGAACGCGAAACAGGCCGCACACCTCTTCGCGATTCGCTAGCGTTGCCTCGATAAACTGCGCGTCCCGATTGGATATGCTCATGGAATGAAGTTCCATGCCGTCTTCCAAGACTGGTGCCTTGCCGCGATTCGGGCCTGTTTGGGACTTCTGATAGTTCTCGCGGAATTTATCGCGGACCGCGTCGTCCTTGAACTTGCCCGGATGCTTGATCCACCTCGTTGTCGCCCCATCGTTGGCGATGAACCTTGCTGCATAATCCTGCATGCCCAGGCCCGCGCCGATGGTTTCGCGCTGAATCGCAATCGGGCTCAGCCCCACCAGGCCATCTGAGGAAAGGCCGCGCAGATGGAAGATCTCATCCTGCACATATGTCTCAAACGTGGCGCTAAAGCGCGAGCGGACCTGATATATCAGCCTGCCGTTCGGCAGCCGGTAAACCTGCACGAGGTCGGGGTGCAGAGGTATTAGTTGGTCGATGGCACCGCGCGGGCCCGGCAAGATGCGCGCGAAGGCGTTGCCTCGCAGGTCTAGGTGGGCGTTCATCATTTCGACGAACTCGACGCCGGTTTGCCACGGATTCGGAGAATTTAGGACCGCATAAAGTGGGTGCTCTGGCGCGCGGACTTTCCCGCCGTTTGGCAGTCGCTTGAAAACGATCAGTGGAGCGGTGCCCAAATCCTCGGACCGCACTCTGATGCATGAATATACAGCCGACAGCTTCATGGCCGACTCGGGAGTCACCGCCATGCCGGCGGCAGAGTCCCAGCCAGGGCGCGAATACCAATAATCGTCCCAGGGCGGAAGCGCGGTGCCCACCGCAGCCCGGATCTGTGAGACGAGTCCCATTTAATGTTTTGTCGTCGCTGCCACTATGCCGATGAGCAAAAGGCCTGCGATGATGTAACCGGCCGGGCGGTAGACCTGCGAGGCACCGAACGCCACGAATCCGCAGCCAATAACGAAAACCACATCACGAAGCGCGTCTTCATGCAGCCACTTAGTGAAATCCCTCATGTCAATTATGCAATTGTGGGTTTTGCAATGTTCGGGAGTACCTTGTAAGTTGCAGAGAGTGCAAGGGATAAAAAGGCGATATCGCTAACGAGCCACCGGTAAAGTCGCGGAGTCCCATTTTCATACGACCACAATCTCGCGCCCATCGTCGTAAACGCATCCGCCGTCAGCATTCGCGTTTGCGCGGCCCAGGGCCATGATCAAGCAGAACATCCCATCCACTTTGCCGCGTTGCCTGTTTTTAATGGGTCGAAGATTGCCGCTCACGTCTTCTTTTTTCTCTAGATTGGCCGCGTGCGATCGCAGTACCGGATTAGCGAGGTGCGCAATTCGTCGCGTCGGTATAAGTTCATCGAGCAGCTTTTTGGTAGGCTCGTGGAAGAATTCAAGCGTCTGCTTGAAAATCACCAGGCGCTCAACGGCGATACCTTCTTTTTGCAGATTGTTGGAAAATTGAGTTGAATTCCAAGGATCGAACGTAATCTCGCGAACATCGTACCGTTCACAGTCCTTGAGGACCTGCTCCATGACGGCGTCATAATCGACAACGGATCCTGGCGTGGTGAGCAGAAAACCTTCGCGGACCCAGACATCGTAAGGAAGGCGTGCTTCCTTGACCTTACGCTCGACATTGTCTTCCGGGACCCAGAAATGGGGGATAGCAATGTAGAGGTCGCAGTCGTCGGTCGGAGGGAAAAGCTTTAGCGAACAGGTAGTGTCTTCGGTGGAAGAGAGGTCCACCGCAATAAAACACGTGCGGCCTTCGAGGCGCTGCTCCATTTCCTCGCGTAGCACCTTGGCATCGCGGCCGGCCAGTGAAAATCCGACGCACTTATTCCAGTCTTCGGCGTCGATAGCGGCCGTCTCCTGATTTGTCCACTCACAGAAGTTGAGGCGCCGGACAACGTTTTGCTTGCTTGGCATTCCCTGTGCTTCCGCAACCTGCTCACGCAGATATTTGAGGGGAACGGAAACGCCCAGGTTCGGATTTGCTTTCGGCCAGACGCGCTCGTCGGTCCACTGGTCGTCCTTGTCGAGCTGGCAGACATAAGCAAACCAAGCG